CATCTCTGATGTTGTTGGGTAAGTACCTTTGGGTTGGAATACATCAGTAGACGCCTTTTGGCTCATTACGCTTGTTGTTGATGATCCGGTGGATTGAACTACTGCAGATGATTCTAGTTTTTTTGATAACTGATCAAGCAGGTCATCAGTCATTACCAGTTTCCAAGATGTTTTTATCTGATCTTGACTCGCGGTATTAAAGTTGACTTTATTGTTATCAATCAAACTCTGGTAGTATTTTTTCTCATCTTCTGATTGAAGAATAGACCCTTTCGGGTAGCCATTAATAGCTGTTGCATAATCAGCAGAGAATTTAAAAACACCGCCTTTTGATATATGAACAATGGTTTCACACATCTGGTTTAGTATGCCATTAAAGTCTTGCCCTTTAGGGGGCAATCCACCTGCGCTTACTGGCAACATGGTAATCTGACCAAACCCCTGATCCCATGTCGCTTGGTTGCTTTCCATGCTTGTTTCGTATTTTTCAGGGATGACGTTTTTCTGCCCGTTCTGTGCGAAAGGCTTAGATATTAATTTTGGATTTTTCATTTCTTACCTATTTAGTGAAAGGCGCTTGGTTGAATGGCTGGAATCCACTGCCGTAGAATCCAAAATATTCATTTGTAGGAAGCTCATTTACTCCGACATCAACACCTGATGGTCGAGGTAAAATGTTGTGATGAAATATTAAGTTCTTTTCAAATTCTGATAACCGGTACTCAAATACATACCTTGCTTGCATGTGACCCGTAATCAGGTAATAGGCTTTTCCTCTTGGGAATGATGCTTTAAGAAAAGCGTTAATATTTGGTGCTGTTGCATAAAGGATGTTTGAATAGGCTTTTATGATGATAACCTCACGATAAGTGTCATCAGACATTTCATAAGTCACATCGCCCGGATTACCTCCGAAAAAAGGCGCTTGTCCAAAAGGGCTAAATTTTTCCGTTCCTTCAAACCCGAAGTAGTTATCGTCAGGATCTGGAATTGAAAGTCCTCTGCCGATGCCAACTATTCTCCCCCATATATCCAGACCGAACCCAACAGCAGAATGCAAGTTGACCGCCATATTGTAGAATTCCTCTACATGGCTACGTGGATCGATGGATTGATTTGCTGATTTTAGTATTGCGAGGATATTGGGGGAGTTGGCATATTGGCTGAGTAATGTTTCTCTAATATCAATCATTACTCTATCCTTATGTCATCTACCGATAACACTGGAAACTCATCTATCCCAAAATCAATGTAACTCGCCAAAGCCAAGCCTTTCCTGCCAACCTGAATATTGATTAATCGTGAGGTTGTTGCTTGCGCCACGCCACATACATAATCACTCGCAATTAATCGCTTACCGATCTGCCCTTTTCCTCTACCAGTCGTGAATTCCTCGGCAATAGCTTTGATGATGGCTTGTTTTGCTTGGTGAGTTAATTGGGTTTTATCTTCAACAGTAATTGTGAATGTAACAGCGATATCCGCTGGTCGGATAAATTTAACTGTGTACTTAGGTGGCATGTAAGGGAAGTTTTCTTTATCTTCATAAGTAACTGTTGTGTTACCTACGAACGAACAACCAGTACCAGCTTTCGTTAATATTTGCTGTGCAATTTCTTCGTTATCTCCACCTACCACTGAAACAGCGATTGAGTTTCTGATTAAAGGGTATTTTGTTTTACCTACCTGAATAGTTGCATCTGACGGGTTATCAACAACATAGCAATCAATAACGCCTTTTAGATTGGCTACCGCACCATAAGTTGCTGAATTGGTATTCTTAGCATTCTTTGCAACAGATTCAGATCTTCGATATTCGAACTCTTGTCTACCTTCAGCATTTCTACCCGGTATTCCTGCAGTTCTGTTTGATACTGAATCAAGCCCGCTAATGCTTTTAGTTAGTCGATTAATAACGCCTACTGGCGCATCGATGGCGCCTGTAGTTAAGCAGTTAGCCTTAATTACTGCAACACCTGATTCATTAATTACTGACTCTTCAGATGTTGTCCAGAACAACCCTCTATCATCACTTACCTGGTAATTTGCAGGTATCACAACACCACTTAACCCGTTAAAAGTTAACTCAGCCACAGAAGGTGTCGCTTGTTTTCGTTGCATAAAATAGATATAACCTAGTGCGTCCTGCATTTGTCCTGACGCATAGCGTGGGTCAAAGCTGTTTAATAGGTTAATCATAAAATTTCGTTCGTCAGTAATAACGGCTGATAACGTGGTGACTAACTGGCCTTGTGGTGTATCCATTGATGTATTGATGTTCTCACCAAAGCACCCCTTCATTAACTGCCATAAACCTTCTATTACTTCCTGAGTAGTTGGTGCGACGATACCTTGAGGAAGTATCTGTACCGGTGGGATCATAATGAAATACTCCCTTTATTTCCTTTATTGTCAGTGAATAAAATCCTACCTCTAACCACTCTGTCATTTGCCGTTGATAATTCAGCCGTAGCTGTAACGACATTAGGGACGGAAAGCGCAGCCTCTTCTAAATTCTGCCGGTATAGAGAAAGTGAGTAGCGATTCTTGCCTAAAATATCCTCCAAATAAGGAATTCCCTCATTTTGTGAGTAATAAAGGTCTTTCATAAACACTCGGCACTTATTAGCAACTGATTGAGCCGTCTCATACTGTTCAGAGGCAATAGCGAGGTTTCCCGATACATCAAGGGTCAGATCCCATGTATCAGGTAGTAGAAATAATGTTTTCATTTTATACCTGCTGATTTGGCTGGTTCGTGTTAGAGCCTTGACCGTTTTCTCTGTGAGTGTGACCGTTGTAAGTGGTTCGCATTGAGGCCATTGTTTGAGTGTTGCCCTGCGCAGTATTGTCAGTGATATGCCCTGCTGATTGTAATGTTGAGGTGGTTTCTACTGGGGCATCCAGTATTACCTTAGTGCCTTTCATGTTAATTTCACCTGTAGCCACAATATTTATTCCACTCTCAAGAAAATGAATGTATTGTGATGGTGCTCCGTTAAGAATTCCCCCTATATACAAACTATCGGCCCAGTCATATCTGCGCTTACTATCTGGCGCTGCTTCATCCTTTGTACGTTTAACTTTTGATATATCACGAGAGCAGACAAGGCAAATACCTAAATCACCCACTTTAGGGTCGATAATTACCGCGTTATCACCGCCCTGATAACGAAAGTAAGGAACGTTATGGATAACTGCGTTTTTATAAGTATTCCCCGCTCCGTCAACTTGAAGCACTAGTGGCATGACATCTAACAATCCAACCGCGTCAGTTTCGCTTGGTTTAATCGCCACAACCTTACAGACAGTGGTAGTTGCTACGCGCCCAATCAATGAGTTAATAATCATCTCTTGAGTGCCAATACCTCCAACCATATCTTTAGGCCCATATAGTGAGGCTGTCTCATTTTTTGATTGCGACATTCCTATTTCCTAATGTTTGTGTTGAAACCTCCATATGCCACCTTGCAGACTCTTGCTCGGTTTCAAGGGTTGACCTAATCCCATAAATCAGCCAGTCGCCATTGCAAAATTTAACTTCGCTATCTTTAATTCTGACAACTCCTCCGAAGCGGACAAGTGGGTCAAAGAAGCATTTGAAATTAACACCAACCATTGTTGGGGTCGGGTAGCCAATTAATCCCGTTTCAGGAGAAACGATAGGGATTTTAATTTTCCTCGGCTGTCCTTTTGGTGTTATGGCAACAAGGCTATTTTCAAGATAAAGGTCAAGATGAGCATCGTCAGCGAGTTTTCTTATTTTTTTCATGTCAGTATCACAAAGATAAACATCGTTGAGCTTTGCGTTCACATCGTTGCTTTCTAACGTATAGCCAACCCTTTCGCATATCTGCCCCATAATATTGACCACGTCCTGATAGCCTTTGTAACTTTCCGCATCAACAGGAGCCATGCTTTCAAGCACCGCTGTTTGTGATTCAATATTCAGAGCAACATTAGGCGCGTCACCAAAGTCAGGGTAAGCAAATGTAATACCACCTTTAAACACAGGCACTAGCTCACTATCCTGATCCCCTGCTTCTATCGCTATCGTGTCTCTTAGTCCGTTTAACGAATTGAATTTAATGCGTAGCAACTTATCTGTTGTCTCAATTGGTAATCCGTAAATCTTCACTCTTGCGCTAGGTGCTGGAGATCCATTGCCATAGTTAATTTCAGCACTCGCTCTCAATCCAACAGCAGATTTCTGATTTTTTTTACCTGTGGTGAACGATTGGTTTTCACCCGACAACGTTAATGTTATGCGCAAAACTTTTCTATTGAATGCCATCGTTCCACACCAACTTATAACGTGAGCCTAACTCTGAATACACTGGATCTGTATTCCCCTCAATATCGACAAATATCAACCACTGGCAAATGTAAGTAAGGTTTCGACAAATGCGATTACACACCAGATATTCACCATCTCGTTTTACCGTGGCAAATAGGTTTTCAAGTCGGGTTTCTAACGTGAGTTCGTAAAGGGTGTTATTGATAGTGAATGAGGTTGATTGGTTTGGCGTGGGCGATAGTTTTATTTCAATTAACATTTAACCTCCAGATATTTGCCCTTGCGCAAACTTGAGAAATTTTCCCAGTGAATCTATTGATTTCTGACCTATATTTAAAAGATTTTGTATTTCGTTTATATCATCATCCCAAGTAAATATTCCTTGAGATTCCACCTTTTGAGTCTGATCACCAGTATCTTTCACCTTTGAATCATCTGGCTTGGTGACTTCTTCCTCTGCATAGCTAACTGTGACCTCTCGAATTTCTTCAAGATGCACATTTACTTTAATAAGTGTCGCCCCGTCTTTAGCCTCTCGCGCTAGGTCATACCCGACGATATTTGCAAACTTGTAGACAAATTCAGGTGTTATAACGATAAATCGCAATGTGCTTTTAGATAGGATTTCAAGTTGAGCCAAGAAAGCACCACGCTCTAAAGCACCGCCGCTCCCCTTACTCATTTGCACGGTTGCTTTCCATGGATCGCTTATTTTGTTGTAGCTGGCAAATGTGCCTCTTTCGATAGGTGCATTTACAACACGACTTTTGTTTTCATACTGGAGTGATATCACGTTATCAGCGAGTAATAACGGAACACCGTATTCATTGAATACTCCCCAGTAGTTACCGAACAGGGAATTAATTAACGCAGCACCGCCAAGGCTAATACCTGCATCTAATCCAGCGTTAGGTAATCCCTTCCAGTTTGGTATATCTGGCATTCCTAACATAGCAACCTCTAGTTTTAGGTAATAAAAAAAGGCCGCTTATGCGACCTTTCTATATGAATTTAAGTTAATAAGATTGATTATAATTTCGTGCAGCCGGTTAATTCTACATTATTCACGCTAGCATTTATTCCTGTCGCAGCCGAAAAAGCCAGACTTTCAAATGAGCGTTTAATATCGTCAGCGCCACCATAATTATCAGTATCGATATTGCTACCTACACTGCTCTTAAATAGCATATCCCCATTATTATCATATGCTTCATAAAAAATAATATATTTATTCATGGACAATTCATCCTCATTAATCAAATTTTTCTTATATTACAACCATAAGCTGTTTATTAATAGATTAATGACGGTGGTGATGTGTTTAATATGTGATCTCAAGCAAGTCGCCATTGAAAGATCTTGGTCTAATTCTATTTCATCAATAACAGAACGACCTTTGTAAATTTTACGCTTAACAAAAAACTCTTTAGAAACATAATCATCCGTTTTTGGATAATTAAAATCTAATTCCATGAACATTTTTATTGCCACCCAGCCATCACTTAGTAGAAACAGGGTTTTCTAAACTATTAATTAGCTTACAGTTTTCTATCACTAATTCTACATTGATGTTTTTACTGTTGTTTTTCACTGCTGCGCCAACACCAAAATCCAACGATGAGCCAAGCATATACATATCACCATTTTCTTTCTCTTGTATATAAAGGCTTGAATTTTCACCCTTTGATCTCATTAACATCTCATCTGATGTTATTGCTATTCCACCAGGAATGTCTGCGATAAAGAAAGATTTATTATTACCTATTTTTTCCACATAAAGACTCAACTCTCCTGTGGCTTTTTTATTATTATTCGAATCACTTATACTAAGGTATTCACAATTATAATTTCCATTTTTAATCTCTAAATTACCATCCTTATCTCTCATAATAGAAAGATCATCAAATGCAGCGAAAGATAACGAGGGTATGAGTATAGATAAGGATATTAATTGCTTCAGCATGATGTCACCTATTAAAGTTTTATTAAACCAATATTGCCACCATACTGAAGCAATTTAAAGCAAACTAACTCATAGTTGGCATAAGTTGAGATAAAGACTCTCTTGCTGCTAACTTGGTATCAGCCATAGTTCCTTTTATTGTAGGGGCGGAGCTTGTGATATTAATGTCGCCAATAGTCACATCGGTCTTATTATTAATAGTAGCTGGCTTGCTATTTAGTTTTTGGGTTTGAGATAGAAAGTTTTGAGGCTCATTTATCCCACCTTTTACCAATGGCGTTGAAATTTTATGATCCAACTTGTTGACTATATTTTGCTTTCCCTCTCGCCACCCTTCTACTTTCTTCATTTCTTCAAGGATAATATCTCTTTCCGCCCTAGAGTATTCACTCATCCTTTTTTCGGATCCAACGGCATCTAAAATTCTTTTAATATACACATCAGTTGGGTTTTCCTCTGGTGGTGCGTAGGCGGTAATAGCTTGCGATAAAGTTTTATCCTTATAACCTATGCCAGCTCCATAGTCTCCCTTGGTTGACAGTCTTTTAGCTCTGTCACTTTCAAATATTAAATTATCCTTTGCTTTTCTTCCTGACTCTTCATCTGGAAAAATGGCAAATCTACCATCAGTTCCTAAAGCGCCAAATTTTTTTGCAAAATCTCCGTACTCAATATTGCCCGGGTTATTGTTCCTCCAAGATCTAGATCCACCCTCCTTTACTTGCTCTGAGAATGCTGATTTATAAATCCTTTTATTTTGAGCTGGAGACTCAACACTAGATGCCTTCACGACAGGAGTTAAAACTCTCTTGGCAAAATCACCTAGCCCATTAGTCATAGAGTGAACCGCACCTCTAATTCCTTTCTTGTCAAACTCTTCCGTGGCATGACCAATAGCCTTTCCACCCGGTATCAACCAGTCTAACGAACTTAAAATAATGTTCGCATTTTCAGCATTGCTTTTATCTTTTGAAACGTGGGATAAAGCATCTGCCGTTTTAACTCCCGTCATAGTGACATTTGCCATTTCAGGAGCAAGTGAGCCTAGATCTAAGTTATCAACAAAATCTTTAAACCATAATAGGCTGCCTGCAACTGCTGCGATAATTACTCCAGGCCACCCCATGAGTCCAGCAAAGGCACTGCCAATTGATAATATTGTTTTACCAAACCCAAGTGCAAACTTACCAGTGAAGAACGCAAGTAATCCACCTAATGCAAGTTTCCATCCATTAACCTTACCATCCTGATCAGTAAACCACTTACCTATTGATGTATTCTTAAACCACTCAGATAACCCATCTAACCAACCAAGGACTGTCTCTATTGTTTTAGACCATTTAGACCAATCAAAGTAAGAGTCTTTTCCTTCTTTCCATCTTTTATAATCCCTATATAACAACACTATTGCAGCAGCTAAAGCCAACACTAAACCAGTGCCAGTTAACAGAGGGGCGAACATGCCAGCCATTGCAATTGCGCCCTTTATTAGTGCAGGGATCAGAAATACGGTAAGAACAACCGCCATACCCTTAAACAGATCTTTGGCTACCTCTCTATTTTTATTTAGGTAATCAAGCCAGCCTGAAACTTTTTCAGAGAAGCGGAGGAAGTAAGGCATTAAGTAGTTGGCTATGAGTGTTTTTAAACCTTCCCACTGCTTGCTGACTAATGCGTTTTGTTGGTTAAGTTGACGACTGAGCTTTAACTCTTCTTCACTGGAGATAACGATATGCTTTTGAGTTTCTAGCATCTGTTGCATAGCCTGACGACCTTCAAGCAATAGATTTATTGTGCCGTCATCGAAACCCATATTTTTGGCAATGTTATACGCCTGAGGGCGTGACATTTTCGATAGGCTATCAGATACATCGAGCAGGATATCGTTAAGGTCTCTAATTTGACCGCCAGAGTTCACCACATCGACATTGAGCGCATTAAACCAAGGTAGGATAGAAGCATCACCCGTAGTAACTAAGTTCCACAGGGATTGACTCAAGCCTGATAAACTCGCCGACATTCCATCAGCACTACCGCCGGTCATTTCCGCCATGTTCTGCCACCGTTTAATGTCGGTTGCATTCATACCTAAGTTTTTACTTAAGAAATAGAGTTGATCATTGGTTTTGCTGGTTTCATCAATCAGTTTTTGTAAGCCAGTTGAAACAAATATGGTGGTGAATAAGCCAGATAAAGCCTTTACAACTCCGTTTATTGTTTTCTCTAAATCCTTGTTTTTCTTTTTGGCTTTATCTGTTTCGTCGTTGGATTTCTTTGTTTGCTGCGTGTAGATGTTGATATTAATACCCGCATCTTTTGACGCATCACCAACACCATTAACCGCATCAGATAATTGTTCGTTATCTTCAATTGCTTGTTTTACTGCACGTCCGAACTCAGTGTTGTCTAATTTAAGTGAGACAATCAGTGATTCCACAACTGTAGCCATAGTGTTACCTCAAATTTCAGGCAATAAAAAAGCCACATTTGTGGCGCTTACTCAGACTCACTGAGTTCTTTCATTAATTGCTTGTTGTACTCGCTGACCTGATGTATCTCTATCAAATTCATGCAGTCCTCAAGACTGTATACTGTCGATAGTTCATGCAGTGTGGCGTGTCCAGATGTAATAACCTGAGACACCACACTAGATACATTAGCTGTTTCAGCGAGTACGCCATCCTTTAGCGGTAGACCAGCTTTTAACTTTTCAAGTCTGACCCACCGCCTTGAGTTAAAAAATCAATATGAATGGCTAGCGCTTCTTTGCGGAGTGTGAACATCGTACTTAAATCTTTAATATCTGAGTCGATAATCAACGCTCGCGCATTACCACCACTAGGAATCACTTGGACACACTCTAACAGCTCATCAAGCAACGGAATACCAACATCAGGCTTAATGCCAGATAGTGCCTTAATCGCCACCTGAGCCATTCCTAGCATACCCATGTTAGGGTTAATGCCTTCGATATCGATACCACCATTAGCAATAGCAAATAAAGCACGCATGGCCCAGTTGTCGGCTTTAGTGATCGGCATTTCAGTAATGACGAATGTTTTACCTTCATCACGACCTTTTTCGATAGTGATAGTTTTTGTTTTTAATGACATTAGATTTCCTCTGCGCCTTCTGTGACCATGTTGAAATTGTAAGTTGTTCCATCGAGCAGTTTCTTACCACTTGGTCCACCTTTCATGGTGGTTAAACCGCCTTTGCCTGTGTAACGTTTAGCGATTGACGGCATTTCAATAATGATTTCAATCGGACGCACTTCCATATTGCTATTGAAGTCTTTGCGGATGGTTTCCATCACATCAATGGATGCGCTGTTAGGTTCTAAGTACAGTGTCCATGGCGTTTCGTGTGGTGTGTAACCAATGGATTGTTTGCCATCCACACCCATGCGTGTTTCGCCAATATTTGCGTCACCGAACTCCCATGCATTATCAGCTTGGAAACCCTGAATGCGCACCCAGTCATCATAAATACCTTTACAGCGGATCATCATGACTGAGTTTGCCGAGGTAATTGTTCTTTCGTTATGCCCCATACCCATAATTCATTACTCCTATTGAACGTTAATTGACGGTAAATTAACTTGCTGGACACTACCGCCATCTGCGTACCAGAGTTTTAATGGCATGGATTTACGCAATCCTCGGGTTTGAGCTGGGGTTTCACCAACGCGAATACACCAACCGGCGGTTTTCAGTTGCGATACCGCATCAAAACCAGCCTCGTAGTTAATCTGCTTTTTCTGTTGTTCGGATAATTCAACACCCGGCTGAATACCACCAAAGTTAAGCATTTGATTAGCAGGATCGGTTACTGCTGCGCGGTGCATGGCTCGACCCGCATCATTGTAAGGAACGCTCTTATTGCTCACCAACATAGTCATCAGTGCTAGTTGTAATTGGCTGTTGAAGAATACTTGGTTAACGTAGCTATCCATGAATTTAAACTTGCCAGAGATTGAGCCAGGATAAACAAAGACAAATCTGTCATTTGCTGTGCCGTATGCACCGTAGAAGTTAAACCCTAACTTCATTAATTCATCGGCTTTGGATTTCTCATCAACTGATGGCATTAAACCTTCTTGGTAACGGAATGATAGGTTTGTACGTCCGTTCAATTCATCAAAGTTAAGACTGGCAGGATAGCCACATACAAAAGCACCGTGAGTGTAATCACCGTACATCAGCATTGTACCGCCAACTTCTGCGCCAATAATCGCATCCGAGATGGTTTTTAAATCATCATCATTTGAGTGGTACAGTACGTGAATGTAGCGATCATTCTGCAATGAAACCCAGCGAGAAATTGTGAGCTTCTCACTCACTGAGAAGTCGCCCAAAGTCATTACCGAAACAAAGTTACGTGTTTCTTTGGTAATGCGAGGCATCAGCTCTTCAATAGAATCAGCATCAATACCGTCATTTTTCTGTGCGCCAGATGATTCAGTAAGGCCCATAAATTCGGCTAAATCGCCAACAGCAAATGAGATATTTCCTTTCGCTCCCTTTGTAGCACCAGAGATAACGAAAGTTTGCGACATAGCGTCATAAGTGCATTGGCCTTTTGCACCCAGCGAAGCAGTCGCCGCTTGAGCTAAAGCAGAATAGCTTGTTACTTCACCATCGATGGTTACAGAAACTTTTTTACCATCAATAGTTAAAGTTAAATCACTTGGTAGTGGGCTGAAATCGCTTTCTGTGCGAACAGGAACTTTAGAGCCAATGAGCTTTGCTGACTCCGCTTCACCATTCATATAGGCAATATAGAGTGATTCGGGCTGAGAGGTTGAGTTAACAAAACCAGCGAAATAGATTTGAGTGGCTCGATATTCATCAGAGTCAATGCCGAACACTTCGCCAACTTCATCTTCAGATCCGAATGAGCGAACACCTAGCATTGATTCTGCTTTTTTCTTTGTAATAAACAGCGCATTAAGTGCCAGAGGGTTACCACCAGTGCCAACGACACCGGGCAATATCTGGACGATATCGCTTGCTGGAATAGAATTCATATTTTTACCTTTTAAACTTGAGTGGTAGTGATAGAGACGCGATTGACACCATCGGTGTGATAAGAGACTTCAGGGTTATATTGCAGAGTAACGTCTAGCATCATGCGGTTTTCGTATTGATTTGCTTCATTAACCAATACGTTTTTCTTTGGACTTCCGCTGTCTAAAGGTTTGCATTTCTTGAGTCGGTCGGTTGTGTATGATGACTTCCAGAGATTTGCTACAACTCTTGATCGGTTATTGGCCTCCTCACCGTAAAAATCAAACTGAAAGGTAGCTTCTACTGATCGCTGTGCTGTCACCTCTTCCGTTGGCGCTTCCCAATAATTTGCCGTGTAATCCAAATCTCTTTCGTACAGCATGTGCATGACAATGCCATCTTTGGGTACGGGAACGTTATTTTCATAACCACGAACGACGGGACAGCCAAATAAATCAGTTAAGTAAGTCCATAACTCAAGAAAGAGATCATCTTCAGTAATGCTTATTGTCGCCATAAAAGCACCTTAACCCATGATGGGTATGACTCTATGACTTTAGTGACCAGCCATTCAGATGGTTCGGATTCACCGTATGCAACGAAACTAATCTTGTCAGCCCCTTTATCTTTTGCTCTGCGAATGGCTTCAATTTGCCCTCTCGCATAACAGTAGATGAACTCACCTTGCTGGTTGATAACGCCTAAATGTTCAAGGTCTTGAGTGCTCAAGCTTTGCATTTGGACGCTAATATCATAGTTAGAGAATTTAGGAACTTGCTTGCCACCGGGTATAATGTCGTAGCCTTCATTTGCTATCAGAGTCGCTGGTAGGTCAGGATTAACGACTTGAATAGCTGCGTTGGCGATAGCTCTAACCTTGATCATCATTTACCTCAAAACTAAATGACCTAGATAGCCTCATAGAATCACGAAGGGGGCTATTTGAGCCTTTCTTGGCAATGGTAGAAGCAGCATTAGGGGGAGAAGTCCAAGTCATCACCGACTCGTGCAATTCCTCTACTATTGCACCACCTAGATATTCCATCCCCCCCCTTACACCTCCTCGGTTTTCTATTCCTTTGGCCAGTATTGCAGACCAAGTCGTTCTGCCATTAGCAATGACTGAGCGAAAAAAAGGTCTGGGAGGTATGTTTATTGTATGAGCTGGAATATTGTGATCTGTTGCGAAATTAGATTTTTTAGCTTTTACGAATCGTCCATTTCTATTGAATGTGCCGTCTTTTCTGATGCTGCGGTAAATCGTACCTGTTCTTTCTGCTTGATTTATGCTTGCGCCAAATTCTTGCATATAAGCAACATGAGCAACTGGTGTGCCATCATCATAGATAGCTCCCTCTAATATCCCTGCCCTTAGCTCTAGGTTAGAACCAGACGATAGATATTTTTCCAGCGCTTCCTCAAGCTTGCTTTTAGCCATAATAACCACCTCGCCAAACAGGCATTGGCATAACACCAAGCGTATACAGGAATGAACGGTACTGACTGGTCAAAGCCCAGTACTCAGCACCGTAAGGTGTTTGCGTGTACCACTTTTCGGCATTGGTTGTTGTGCCATAATCTAGAGATACTGATACGCTTCCCTCGCTTGCGCTAGATGCTCGACCTACCGCGCTGTTGCCGTCTTCGATATTGGATTGCAGCATAGCCATGTGAGCGACGAGCAAGAAGAGAAGCATTTCACGCTCTTTCAAGTCTTTAACACAACTAAACCTATCGTTACGCAAGAGCAAGCCGGCCTTAACGAACGCAGATCCTAGTTGTGCATCAGTGCCTTTGGTGTTGGGATAAATCTCGCGAAACTTATCTACGTTAAACTCCACAACGCCATCGTTGATATTGCTGGCTGCTTGCTGGCTGCGATATTTCATCAGTTCGCGATTGTTCATGTTATCCCTTACTCTTCAGCGGTCTGCACACCTTCAGTGTTTTGTTTCAAACGCTCAGTTTTTGACTTGGTGTCTTTCTTTTCTTTTGATTCAGCTTCAACGCTTTTCACTTTTTCGTGAGCGAAGATGAGGCCATTTTTAACAATGTCACGACCTTTGTTTTCTTCAAGCCATGCTTCCCAAATTGACTTATCTACACCATGAGTTAAGCCAAAGCCGTTTTCGTCCTGAATGCCATTAGCAAAACCTTTTACTGTTACTCGCTGATTGCCAACATCCAGATACAAGCCATTAGCTAATTTGCACGCTACTGTTACTTCAGACATAAAATTCACCTATAAAAAAGCCACCCGAAGGTGGCGAGGATTAACAACGAGGATAATGATTAAGAAACCAGCATCGATGCAATGAACATCGGACGATAAATGATACAGCCGAAAGTACCCTGAGAGCGCTTTTGTTTCCAAGATGACAGTTCGGGGATCATCGCATGAACGCGCATTTTTTCTGTAAAGCTCAGGTCTAATGTTTCCTGACCTTCATATTCACGAACGATCAGCTTAACAATCTCACCTGCATCAGTAGAAAACTCAGGGATGCTGCGAATTTCTAAGTTAGGGAAGTTTTTGTTTAACTGATCATACACGTTAACGTTGTACTGGTTTGTTTTGTGTAGGTTAACTTCGTTTTTCGGTGAAAGTAACAGCACCATTGGAGTAGAGGCTTCTACATGACCATTGGTTTGCTTGATTAGCTCGCTATACAACTTGCCTTGGATTGAGTCGTAAACACCTTGCCCGTCCATAGCTCCCCACGGAGTTGATGTTACGTTAGGCAGTGAATCAGGGTCGTTCAGGATGCCGTAGTTTTGTAGTCCATCAATCCCGTAAATATAGGATTTGTTTTGGAACTTGTTCAAGGTAAGCGCCGCCGCAATTTGCTTGCGAGAAGACCAGTCAATTTTAGCCGCACCAGCCATCGCCATTTCTTTTTCACCCAGACGGATAATTGTCTGATAGTGATAAGGTTGACGCATAGGCCAGTTGACGTTCACGCCAGCTTGACCGTTATTGCTGTAATCTCCGTAGCTTGACGTTTCACCAGTAGATTCAATCACTGGGAAGTGCGCAGTCTGAGTTGTCCAGTCGCCTTTTTTGGTCTCACCGAAAATTTCAGCCATACGCATTGGCGTAACAAGCGTTTCGATTAATTTAGGATCAACGTAGGTAGTGAAAAGTGATAAAACGCCAGCGTTAGGCGTAGTCACTAGCTCACTATCCATTGCCATTTGTTTAGCAAGTGGCGTTAATGCTTGAGGGTTGTAACCTGTCGCAAAGACAATGCCTGCTCGCTGCTCAAGCGCATTAAAATTTAATTGTGTCATTACTTATCCTTACAGTGAGCTAGACATTTTAGTTAACCCAGATGTGACCGTTTTGGCCACACGGAACGGAGTTGCTTCAACTGTTGCGTCATCAGGGTCGATAGCGTCAACTGCTTTGGCTTTGCCTGTTGCAACATCAGCAACAATAAACTGACCACGAGTACCGCCCGACTCGAGATTGACGAAGTAGTCACCTCCGGTCATAAGGGTAATTTCACGACCTTGAGGAACAAGCATTGTTGCGCCTTCACCATATGCAGAGATGATCGCCTGATTATTGCGATGAACGAAACCAATTAACGCGCCCTCAGTTTTAACGTTAGTCACCAAGCCCTTTTCATCAGCCCATGCAAATAAACCAACCGTTACACCCGTAGCGCCTGATTTTAACTGCCCCTCACCAGCCAGCATTGAGAAATGCGGGTTAGTCGAAGCAAAATCACCAGCCACACCCAGTGGCAAGTCGTTATTCATTCGAGTTTGAAAACCTGTCATGATTTTTCCTTATTAAGCCTGTTTGAAGCGAGCTGTTAGTGGATCTTCAGCAAATGGCGAGGAGTCCATGCCTAAACTAGTTTTTTTAGGCTGGGCGCGATTCTGCTTAACCATACCTACCATTGCTTTAAATGCGCTAGGATGCACGCCAGAGATATCTACACCACATTGTTTTAACGCATATGCATAGACATCATCAGCACTATCCATAGCAACCTGACCGACCAGAGGTTTAACTTCTTCACGCGCTTCAAATAACTTAGTCACGCGTGCAACAGCTTGGTCTTCAGCTAGCTTGATAGCAGAGTCCATCGCTTTTTTACCTTGTTCTTCGTTGTCGGCAGCTTGTTTTTTAGCTTCCTCTTCATCTTTAGCTTTCTTTTCGGCTTCCTCTTCGTCATTGGCTTTTTTCTTAGCCTCTTCTTCGTCTTGAGCCTTTTTAGCTGCTTCTGCTGCTTTTTCTTCTTCATCTTTCGCACCGTCTAACTTTTCTGGAGACTCATCCATGCCAAGTTTTACGGCAGTTAAAATCGCATGTAGTTGGGTTTCTGGAATATCAGAATCCATACCTAATGCTTGCTTGATTTGCGCTGCTACAACTGGGAGCGCACCTTTTTTCAGTTTCATTAATTTCTCCAAATCAACTGTTTGATGGTCTGAAATAATAGCGTCTCGCCCGATTCTGCCGCGCTCGACTAATGCGACGTGGTTACCGATAATGTTCCGCATAACTCCGTCGTAATACTGCCCTTCAAACTCTCCACTGGTCATATCGGCTGTATAGCCATAACCTGCGGAGAGTTCTTTCATTTTTTCTGCTTCAATTAACCCGATTGCATATCCATCCCACACGCATAAATCAGCAAACAAGCGACCGCCCTCAAATGTGATATTTGAGCCGATGGTGCCAATGGTTGATTGTTTTTGTGGTTCGTCGGAATCGACGGGAATATGCTTGATGAGCAATTGTTTTTTGCTGAATGTATTTGCTGCTCGCTCTAACTCGACAGGGTCACGCAGCATGTAGTAAATCCTCTCAGGTTCTAGACCAAGCCTTTTGCTATCTGGTATCTCTCTACCGTAATAGGGGTTTACTGCAGCTTTTGATATCACGGTACGCTCAACGGTTAGATGTCCGTTCGCGTCCTTACTCCGCATTGATGTGCCACTGTCGAAAGCGATGCTGTCTGTCATCTTCATGACTGCCCCTGTTTAAAATGGAAGAATTGCCTTACTACCACATCGACAATTTATTTTTTCACCCGGCAATATCCATTCGCCATCGATATACATACCCTTTTCAATGTCGAACTTCTTGCCGTGAGCCTTAACGTGTGATTCTCTAGGTTGCTTACCTGCGTGAGAGTGGATCCAAATAGCCTCTTTAATCCCCAACTCTTTCCGCCTTGCTTGCTCAATAACTGCATGAGCCTTATTGGCTTGGTCACGCGCTATTGTCTTTGCTCGGTTTCGGGCTATATGGAAATCATGTACCAAGTTATCGGTTAGTGTTGATAAGTCATATCCACCCGCTACAGACTGCCAGACATGCATCTGCACCTTGCTTAGATACTCAGTGCCGATGGATTTAATTAACCCAACGTTTTCACCCATCGCAGCACGCAATGCGTCTAATGTGCGCTCGCTGTTTTGCATTCGAACAGTGAACCCTTTGCGCCGTAACATCGCTGCAAACCGAGTGTCGTAGTTGCCAACCGTTTTATCGATGAAGTCTTTAGCTACCTCTTCAGATATTGAATTAAGCCGCCTATTCCACTTATCCAGCATGTAATCTGCGACATGCGCTATCCAGTCTGAAATTCCGTCATTGGCTAGAGCCTTTTTAGCTTTCCCGTGATATTCGTTAATGAGAACCTCATCAAGCTCCTTTCGGATATCCTTGAGGATTTGCATTAGCTCTTTGTAATACCACGCATGTATAGCCTCTGACGTCTTAATTTCAGGCATTATCGCATCACTCGGTTTCTTCCTCCGCACTTCCATAGTCAGGAACTCCAAAAGGTGATGGGATTATCTTGTCAGGGTTGATAAAGCTAAACTTGCTTGATTCATCCGTTGCAAGTGTTTGCCTAACCTCTTCGCCGTCAACTGCGCCGATATTCACCAGTTTCTCAGCCGTTTCAGCATTGGTTCGATTCACCTCGGCAATCTCTTTATCATCCAACTGATAAAGCGGGGTGAATTCGAAATAGATACCATCGTGAATTTTTCCGAATAGATGAAGCTGAATAAGGTCGATGATCTTGTTTATTTGTGGCAGCAAATGAGCATTTTGAAGTGATGAGATGTAATCGTAATAAACTCGAATTTCACCATCACTATTCGCGTTCAACCCTGCTGGCGTAATGCCTAACAACTTAACCAATGGTGTATGGCTAGGCGCGGCCATTTGCTCTTGCGCCTGACGTTGCAAAGCATCTAAGCCAGATAACGGAGTGTTGAACTGGAAGAATTCTTCTTTGTTCTTATCCGTCATCATTAAACCGCGATTATCGCGTATTAATGAGAATAGGGTTGAACGTTCTATAATACTTTCATTACTGCCTCCCCCTAAAATATCCTGCATATCTGTAGCTAGACCAGTCAGCGAAAACGAGTGTATCAATTCGCTAATTGAGTCCGTTGTACGCTGCCAACGCTCAACATACGGCTTCATTAACTGAAGCATGGATAAACCGCTAAAGTTATACGCTGGCTTCAGGATATCGCTCACAGGTCGCATGATTAGGGTTAGCAATCTATCAGCGTGAGTATTCTTACCTAACACAAACCACTGAGTAGGCACGAAGAAATCAGAGCTAGTCGGGTCGGTTGAGTTATACACGCTAGGTGTTGACCAGATAGGCTCAATAACCGCAAATCCGTTTAGCTCACCTTTCTTTACTCCTTCCTCGTTGATTAATAGTGGAAGATCACGTTTATCATCATGCCCCTTGATATCGAGATAAATTTGAGAGCGTCCAAATATCATCTCATTCTCAACATGACGCCTGAAGATGTCTCGAATACCAAAATCTTCAAGCGCTTGGTTAAGTTGAGAAACGATATCTGATTTGTCAGATGCATTCTCACCATCGTCACGTGATTTAACCTTTCCCCACTCTCGCGTCATTTCTTTCGCCGTGGTTTCAGGAACGCTGCGATAATCGCTAGACTGAGACATAACTGCCAATGCAGGGTAGCCGAGAAAACCAGTGTAGAACCCCACATCTTGGCTAGCGTACTGATTGGCGTATGCGTATGTGCCACAGCTATCCATTGCGATAGGCGCTTTCTCACCTTCAGGCAATACCAACGGATGAAGTTCAGGCGCTTTAATCTTAACTGGTTGCTGTCGTTTGGTTTCCTCAGCGACTAGCATCTGCATTAGTTGAGCTTGAGATGCCGCTTTCTTCGCTTCCACCTCAAGCTGCTTTGTCTTTTCTTGCTCAATAGCAAGCTCCGCCTCTCGCTTTGACAGGCGTTTTTTCCATTTGAATAATTTCATTAGATACCTGCAAGTGCTGCGGGGTTAATTCGTAGACCGCCGCGAACATCGGCAAACGCCATAATGAACGCATCGGCTTTGTTAGGGCTTGGGATGCCGCGTTTCTTCATATCCTTTTTACTCTCAACCTTTACGCGTCCGTTACTGTCATAATCGACTTGAGGGCGTGATAACTCGGCTTTGAGGTATTCGATATCTTTCATATCACTGGATATGCTGATTAACTGGTCATCGGTGAATTTATCGCCATACTCGATAGCTCTCCAAGTGTTATAGAAGCGGTCAGCAACTAATTGCCATTGTTGCGCTTTCAAATTGGAGAACATATCTTTATTTGTTTTGCCTGGCTTATAGTTGCTTTCTGGCTTCTCTACGGAAGCGCCGGCATTAAACCCGACAGTAACAATGCGATTATCTTTGCGGTTAAATTGAGCCTTAACGCCAGCACCAACGCCGATTGAGTCATAGATAACCGTATCTACGTTATTCTTAACCGCATCAGCATAGACCTTGTCAGCGCTAAATATGACGTCTTGACCTCGCCACTCTTCGACAGATAAAGCAACTGAACCATGACGCAATACGATGGCGTTAGCATCTTCACCATCATCAGCAACGTCGAATCCGACAATGCGCTTACCTCTTGGCTCAAATCCTAATTTGATATGCGCATCGACCGCCGCCTCAATCCATGCAGGCTTGATAATTGCTAACGCGGAGTCTGCAACAGGCTCTCCTAGCCAAATATGGCGGTATAGTTCAGGATCACGCTCTTTACACTCTTCCATTTGTTTAGGGAGTGGCGTGTCATAAAAGTGGGGATTTACGTCGTAATTAGCTTTGAGGACTATTGCGCCCTCTGGCGGCTTAACAACAAATCGCTGGTAAGTGTCATCAAGTATGTTCTTCGGGTTGAAGCTCACCCATATCTCGGCGTTTTTATCACCACGAATGGAGGGTAGTAATACTTCCCATGAATCTTTGACTACCGCCTCAGCCTCTTCAATCCAGCAAATACCAACACCCTGAATTGATTTAATCTTGGTGACGTTGTTTTTTATGCCAGCAAATACGAATGAAGCGCCAGTGCCAAGGTGAATAATTGTGTTCTTTTGTATCTCGAACTCGTTCGTGTAGCCTAACCTATCGATGGTTTCACAAAGCAACTTATGCACTGAGTCACTAATCGAACCCTGAAATTCACGAGTACACAGGATGACTGTTTTTATTCTGCGTGATACTTCAATCGCTAACTCTGCAAAGAAATAAGACTTACCGCTACCTCGACCACCGTAAGCCACCTTATAGGGGGCGCTTTTTGCAAATGGTTTAAAGTAAGGATTAGCCATCGAATATATCCTTGATAGAACGATTCTCGACTTTCACGTCAGCAGTTAGATCGATAACAACTTTATCCAAGCCGGTTAATCTAGCTTTACCCATTGTTGCCGCCACTGCTGCTGATGCCTGAGGGGTTTCTGCGGATAGTGCTTTTTTCCGAGCCTCTTCCAGCTCTTTAAGTAATTCAGAAACGGTAATGTCGTGCTTTGTCCGGTGCTCATGTTGAAGTTGCGCAACCCTCACCGTAATCTCACCGTTATTCAATAACTCATACGCTTTTGAGTTTATTGAGGTTGCCTTCATTTTATCTGTGGCGTACGCCATTCGATAAGCTTCAGACGCATTACCTGTTTCGACGTATGCCTGACAGAATTTTTCCTGCTTAACTGTCAGTGCCATATCCATTCCTTAAATTTCTTCAAACCGTGTATTAATAGTTATGCCGTGCTTAACAATGAATTGACTAACAATGGATGGGTTAGGCTCAACGAGAAATACTAAAGAGAACAAATGTAAGCATTCAACGTAGTAAGGCACCCACCACTTCATCTTTATGGTCGCTACCATTCTTCGTGTTTTCATATCCCACCCAATAAAAAAGGCCACTAGGGCCTATTTGGTTTTCTGTTTGTTGACTAACTTGCCTAACTCTCGCTCGACGATTTCAGCAACTATCCTGCCATCATCAACTCTGCCACAATGTAAGTATTCAAGTGATTGCTGTAATTGACGATGGAGAGTATCTAGCCAGTCTTTTTCTTGTTTGGTCATTGATAACCTTCCATGATTGAAACCATATCAGGATCCATTTGAGCAATAATATTAGCTCGAGCATCAGCTAGTGACTTTTTACGTCCTCCTACACCCCAACTATTCATCTTGCTAGCGCAGTGACTTATTTCTTGTTTTTCGGTGGCAATAAGTAAGTCCAAGCGATTTAGTGTTGTCATATTTGATATCCCGTTAAGCGTTGCCTCTCGGAATGTTTCATACACACTAATTTCAAACTCTGGCTTAATCCAAGCGGCATAACGAACAGCTAAAAGCTCTGCTGCCCACACGCCTTGTTCATTACCACCCTTAATGACTTTAAGTGATTGATTTTCTTTCAAAGGACTTTTTTGTCCTCTGGCATCAAGAGCAGAAACAAATCGCTTCACAGAAGCACTGCGAATAAACTTACTTGGTTTTTGCGATTCGTTTGCCTCGCCTTTCAATACTGCTGCTGAATGCAAGTCATTTAAACTATAACGCCCAGCGCTATCAACTCTAACCGATACGCCATTAACAATAACTTTTGGATATTGCATGATACTGTCCTTACTTAGTAATGAACCCTTGCCACATAGGAAATCAGCCCATCGAAGCAGTATCAGCTATAACTAATCTCCTCAAAGGCTCATTCCTAAATAACGGTTCGATGTTTTTAGATGTGCGTGCATGTGGTGCACATGGTGAAACGCGTAGAGTTCGCAACCATCATCACGTATCACTACGTTAATCAGGTCGCTTACGGCTTACCCGTCAGCAAGAAGGATCACCTCCTGTTACCTTGTCGGGGTTATTCTTTGGGAATGCTTTTATCAAGATTTCATGATGCTCAGTTAGAAACTTGCAATGCGTAAATTTAGGATTTCTAGATAAGCGCTCATTGCACCAACTTGCGCCATGAGTAAACCCTGTTGAGTATCATTCATGTCAGTGAAAATAGAACTGGTCGCAATAAATGAATTAAGTTTATTTATTTTTACTTCTAACTCTGCTTTCTCATCCACTACTCGTTGTTGATGTGGTTGCATTTGATGCTCCTTTAGATATTAAAAAGCCCCGCTATTGCGAGGCTCGTTGTTGTTCAATTTCCCGTATTGCTTTCTTGTCTGACATTAAAAAATAACGCCTAAATCTCGCAATTGAGATTCAACTTTCATTAAGCGACTGGTAAATGTCATCTTGCCGATAATGTCATTCCACGAAATGCCATCTAGAATGCGCTTCACTTCGTTTCTTTCAGCAAGCAAAAATATCGCCTCCAAACTCATTTTAAACACTCCGTTCTAATGTAATCCTGCAAATACAAAGTTTGCTTTTCGTTCTCGACTATCATTTCTCTGAGTCGTAGATAATCTTGTTCAACTGCTTTGTTAAGTCGTGCGGTGGCTTCATTGCGGCCGCTTTCGGTTGAATTCTTGGTGACTGCTGGACATTCGGCTTTGACATACACCCGCTTGTTGCCAGAGTTAACATCATCACGCAACCTATCAATTTCATTCTTTGCACTGGCTAACTCCTGAGTGTATTTAATATCGAGTTGATTTAATCGAGTGATACGTGCTTGATAGCCTTTGTTGATATCGATTTGCTGTGATAACTGATTAGTTGCTGTGTTGTAATCTTTGCTCAGTTTGTCGTAATCATCTATTACCCACCATAACCAGAATGCAGATATTGCCAGTAGTCCAGCTAATACCTTAGTTAGCGTGTTCATGCTGGATATGTCTTATGGGTTAATTGGAAATGAGGACCATCTTTAAATGTTTTCCAGTTACCGCCCCATTCGATATCAACACCTAGCTCTTTCGCCGCTTTTATCATGGCATCAGCTACTTTTTTAAAGTATGACCAGTCGTTCCAAGGGATCTGATTATTTACTAGTGGAGCACAATCAACAGCGTGGCCGGTTAAGTGACGACTATTCATCGTTTGGCTTTTACCACTTGCAACTAATTGTCGTTGACGGGCCTCGTTGCGCTTACCTTCAATCACCATAAAATCAACATCAGTAATCTCTAATGCTCGATGTACCACTTTAACCAAATCAGGATGAACGCCACGGAGGTTTTCTTCGCTACGTCTGCTTAATCTAAAATTACTCACTTCTTACCCCCTGTAAACTTATCCCAGAAGAAATCCAATGCTAAAGAGCCAGCGGAACCACATAAGCCAGCCGTAAATAACGTGTAGTAGAATGAGGCGTTAAGCTCTATTGATATAAGACCGCCCATCATTCCAGCAAAGCCAGATACGAACATTTGCATAATTGCCCCTACCCAGCTCCACCGATAACCGTTACGTTTATTGTCAATAATGTATCTAGCCAATCCGCCGTATAGGGATATAGCGAATATGACACCCCATGCGGTGGCACTGAATTTGTCTTTCTCGTCCATTCGTGTCATACCGCCTCCTTTCTGGAGGAATTAGTTAATAGAACGCCGACTCACAGCTCGTGTGTGAACGTGAGGTGTTGTGGTTTATTCTGTGGTCGGCATATTTGGTGCACCTAGAACGGATTCGAACCGATAACCAAGCAATTATGAGTTGCCTGCTCTACCGTTGAGCTACTGGTGCATATACGAAAAAAGTCGCACTAGACGACTTATTGAAATAGATGGCTGGTTTAGTTCAGCCAGACTGTTACGCGCTACCATAACCTTATAGCAATGAATTCAGTTGCTCGGAATAACCGAACATGTGAACTATCCGGAAATTCCGGATGGTTGGAATAATTGTGGAGGCATACGCTGAGAGTGTATGCGTTCAGGTTCCCCATGGCGTGTGTGCTTCTATCCTGATAAGTGCAGTAGCCCATGCGAGTTAGCCAATCAGCCTTGGCATTCTCCACAATGGTTAAGGCGCCTTCTCCATGCAGTGCAAGGGTGATTTTACTCACCAAAAGACACCTTACCATTGCAGATAACAAAAAACCCCGCCGAAGCGAGGTCTTGAATGAGGTAAGTAAACTTAAGAGTCACGTAAAGCAACTTACCTTATAATTGTTGTCCATTTGTCCATTAATGTCAATAGCAAAGTTCAGTTATTTTCTTCACTTTAGCTACACGTTTACGATTATTCATTGCATTTCGCAGAGGTTCGTACAATAACCACTGAGCAGCTTTGAGTTTTTCGTCAACTTCTCTCCTGCAAGTTCTGTGAGATGGCTTGGCGTATTTATTTCCCCCTCTCGTTTGCATTTTGCGTGGTTTTGCAACTCGGTGATAGTAAGATGCTATCGACAGCTTAGATGAACCATGAGCGTAATAACTTAGTAATATTCCATAAGCCTGTGTGTCAGTGGCGATGACTGAATCTACGACCTGAGAAATCAACATTCCTTCATCGTCATTGCACATAGGTCTTGATGGGTTTTTACTTGGCTCTACTGTTTGCATGAATTTATAAATCATGTTGATCATACGAATATCGATACGACCAGAATATACCCACGCCCCCCACAGATTTAACCATCCATCAAGCCAGCGAAACTGCTCATCTGTTAATTCCTTTTCTCCGATATAGCTCATCTCGCCTCCGGTAATACTGTGTGATATCTATCGCAACCTACTGAATACATGATGCGATAACCTAAACTTTTGGCTTGGGTTGTTTCAACTATCCTCATAAAGCCATTGTTAAGCTGGATAACAGATAAATAACGTTTTGGCTTATTACCTGTGCGTTCTGTTAATGCTCTAAACCTGCATTCTTCAATAGCTGCGATTAAGTCAGTGAACATTAAGCCACCTCCGAATATTGATTCTTTCGCCTTTTCTCATACCAACGGGCCCTACGAGTGAATATTGATTTCATTCGCTTGAGATATTCGATTTCGAATTTACGGACCGTGTTATCGTGCTCTAAACGAGTTACTCGCTCTTCGCCGATTTTATTGATGAGATTAATGCGATACGGGATGAGATTGCCTGACAGGTCCCTATTGCAGTGAACACAGCCAGCATGAATATTGAGTAAATTAAATCTTAAATGACTTGCCGAACCTATTGACCTGTAATGACTAGCATCTACGGACCCACCTCTTACCCCATAATTTAAGGGCCGACCGCAAGCAATACATGGCTGACCGTAGTCTCGCCAAAAGATGTATTTATTTACTGCCGCTTGGGCCTCTTTTTTCCAGTCTGATTTTGTCTTTAACTTTTCCTTTCGGATCCGCAATAACTTCCTTTCCTCAGATAAGCGTTTTCTACGGTCCTTTTCTTCGGTCCGTTTAATTTCATTTGAGGCAAATTTTATTGCGCAGGATGTGGAACAAACTTTTTGGTTAGATAGGTAGGGAGTGAATCCTTTGTTGCAGACTTTACAGGTTTTTAGCTTCGGCTTTTTAGCCTTAGCCATACATCACCCAAAAATAACTCCAAGAATTAACATGGCAATAAACCATATTGCGACAAATTTTCCATAGCGTAATAAATTGTCATTAAGCATTGGTTCAAGCTCCTTTTGTGGTTTCTTTGGATATTTATGTTTGTGTCTATATTTACTGCGACACCTCGGCATCTCCACCTCCATTAACGTTATCAACTAAATGAGCGTATTCATCAGCACACTGAGCACACACGTAAATTTCTTCATCTGTTAGCTGTCTATTGCATGACATGCAGTTCATTGCGAACTCCTTTGAGTAACGAGTCTATTTTCATCAACATCGGATTACCCATACCTGCTACATTGGCTTTATCGACAAATTTCATAGGTCGAGATTTATACTCTCTCGCCTTTTGTCTAACTATCTTCACCTCCGCTCTATCGTCAGCATATGACTTAATTAGCTGTATCGCGTTATCACAAACGACAAACTTCCACGCACTTTTATCAGACTTTCTTATTGCTCCTATCTTTTTGAGATGCATGATTGTTTCTCGACATTGGTTGATCGTTAAATCTGTCACTGCAAACGCTGTTTTTGTATCAAATACATCTAAATGCCTTACAGATTTAATAATTGTGATTGCGTTTTCTATTGGGAAGTTATCTCTAGCCATTGCTTCCAGCCTCCAACTCAATAGCCCGCTTTGCCGATGCCAACACTTCACATAAATCTTTTTCCTTGTCTTTATGCCCTCTCAATCCAGCGCAGAGAGCTTTTTTAATTAAATGCTGTAATGCTGGGTTAGTTACTTCAAAGGCTTTTAAAACGTCATACACATCGATTGTTACGCCTTTGCATGGTCTGTCGTATTTACTCATTTTGTTTATCCTTTAGTTTCATGTATTCGCTGTCGTTTGGAATGATGATTGGAATGCCTTTTTCAATGCACCACGCTTCGTGTTTCTCCATCATGATGAGCATCCTTGCTTTATCCATCCTGCTAGTTTTCTCGCGATCTCCGTTTTCATCACGACCCAACCAGTGACCGACAAAATATTCATGGGTTTCTTCGTTAGTGATTGGCTTTGACAGAACGACTTCACCAGCACCATTTTTAATATCAATGACAACACCACGCGCACGTAGCCAGTCGCCTGTGGTTTCTACCCACATTCGCCATGTTTTGTTCATTGGTATTGTTCTGAGTTCACGCCATTCGGTGATTTTGATTCGGTACCGCTTACCGGTTTCTGTTACTTCTGAGAGGGTTTTGAAAATGCCTTTGAGGTTGGATTTGTGGAGACAGATATCATTTGTCAATTACATCTCCTTATCACTCACTGTTGGCTCTCCTGTTCCTACATGCACGCTCTAGCGTCATCAACGGCTTCGTGTGCATTATTAGCTCGATAACCTTCGCGGAAGTAAATATCCCAATCGTGCATTGCGTACATAGCATTCCAATCATCTTTGTATCTGAGCTTACAGATGGATTTGATTTCATCTTTAAATTTTACAAGTTCATTTATTTTTATGTTGTTCATCATTCACCCTCTGGCATTGGTGGTATAGGCATCCAGTATTCGACATCAAAGAATGGGATGGGTTTGTTGGGTAAATAAGTAGCTTCCCACTGAAGAGATAATGTTATTTCATCATTAAGGTTGACTCGATTTAGAAATAAAACCACTGGTGTTCCGTCTAAAAATGCTAGAACTGGATCACCAATAACAGGCAATCTTTCACTACATTTAACTCGATTAGTCCCCTGCATTAGATGCCTCCTTTTGGTGTAAAAATAGGTTCCTCGTGATGAATTTTAATGTTCACTCCCCGCTTGCTTTTCTTAACTGGTTTCAGGCTTTCGTCAAGATAATCACCAAATTCACGTATCATGTTTGTTTTAGCTGTCACATGTAGAAATTTATTGGCGCTATAAACGGAATAAAATATATTCCAAGTGGCGCCAATACTGAATTGTGGGTTTACTTTGCTTTTAATTTCCCAGTTAGTTATAGATGTCTTTGCTCTCTCAAACATATCGTTAAGTTGTTCGTTTGTGATAGATTGCGCTATCTTCCTTGCGTCTGACTTATTCATCTAAAAATCCTCTTGCGTGTTAACACTCAATTTCTTCATCTACGTAGTCGCTGTTTATATTGCTCAATACCGCCTGATCTAAACCACCGCGAGCATTAGTGAAGTAATATGTTTTTTCTGCACCGGGTGCGTGTCGTGATTTCGTGCAAATAACCTCAGTGATACCTTTCAGATTGGTGTCGGGATGATATTTTTCATCACGATAAATCATGAAGATAACGTCAGCCTCTTGTTCGATAACTCCAGACTCTCTCAAATCAGCATTAACGGGGCGCTTATTGGTGCGTTGTTCTAAGTTACGGTTTAATTGAGCAAGTGCGACTACGGGACATTTAAGTTCTTTCGCTAGGTTTTTTAATCCTGTCGCAATTTCACCTACTGACTGATTCATATTTTCAGGATTGGTCATTTTCATTTTCTGCAAGTAGTCAACGATAATGACACCTAAACCACCCGTTTTTTTGTGCATCTTTCTAGCGTCAGCACGTATTTCATGAATGCTCATTGATGGTCGGTCATTGATATAAATCGGTGATTCCTGAATGTCAGCAAGCGCATGAGATAACTTAGCCCAAGCCTCATCCATGTTGATTTTCGATTTATCATCACCGAGTAAGTCTTGCTTATTAACCCCTGCGTGATGAAATGAAATTCGTTCTGATATCTGCCACGACGGCATTTCAAGACTATAAAACACAACGGGTTTCTTTTGCTTCAATCCGATTGCTTTTGATATTGCTGTACTGAACATGGTTTTACCCATACCAGGACGACCACCAACAACAATCAAATCGGTATTGTTAAATCCACCAAATGCCTTATCGATATCAGGTAAGCCAAACTGAGTTTTATATTTCCAGATGTCACCGTTGATCATCGATTCAAGAATATTTATCGACTCATTCACACCGTCCATGATGTGCTGTGTTTCAACAACACTCCCTGTGTCCATTGATGAGATTGTGGATTGAACCTCACCGACAACATCAACAAGGTTGCTAACGTTTGATGAACTAATCTTCGCAATGCCTTCATTGAGAACAGCAAGCGTTTTTCGTGCCGTGGTTAGATCCTTAATTTTCTGAACATAACCGGGTAACATTTGAATGCTTGATGTGTTTTTCGTGCATTCAGCAAGATAGCCGAACCCGCCAGTAATATCTGAATTACCTTGCTGTTCAATTTCTCCATTCAGTAAAACCAAATCTACCTTAGAGCCATTTCTAACAAGGCTTTGCATGGCTTTAAATATGGTTTTGTGAGCCGATGATGTGAAATCGTCAGCAACTAAACTTTCAATCGCTGAGATAGCAATTTCTTCTGTTTCAGATGTGGCAATCAGTATTCCGCCAATGACAGCCTGCTCTGAGTAATAATCCGTGAATTTATTTTCCATTAAACAATCCCTTTTTTCCGTTCGGTATATTCTCGTTTGGCTTGTTCGTAGGTTTGCGACCATCTTGTCGGCGTTAAAATCCAGTCAAGAGTTAACCATCCCTTGTCTTGTAAGCCAGTGAATAAACTTGATTGCGATATCAGCTTGAAGCAGGTGTCCATGTGTTTTACTTCACGCCATTGCCCTTTGTTAGTTTTGCCATTCCAGACAGCCTCCAAATCTTTGTAAGCAGGTCTGCGTGATGTCCACTCATGAAAATCAATGGCTCTTTCAGGAACGTATTTGTTCCAGATTTTGATTAATTTTTCATGAGGACAATCGACAGGATTGATACCGTCTCGGTTTTTCCACTTGATCGCATCTGACAGATAGCCATCGAAGCGAGTCATTCGACACAAGTTCTGAGGTTTTAAGTCCTTCCCTTTAGTCCAAGTCTTAACAGCCCACTCCATCACAAGTTTAATTTCATCAGCTGTGTAGCATTCGCCTTTAGCTTTGATGGTATTAAGCGCTTTTAGGATGGGTTCCGTAGATTGAAATTTAGAATTGGTTAGCTGATTAAAATAATCGAGAATTCCTAGAGCTATATTTTCCCCTACGGGGGTAAGGGGGATCTTTTCTTTCTTTTCTTTTGTAATAGTTTCTTTTGTGTGTCCCTGTTTTGGTGACAGCGCTGTCACGCTTTTGGTGACACTTTTTGTCACTGTTTTGGTGACAATGACACCGTTTTGGTGACAGTCAGGAATATCCCACTCAGTTAGGTTTTTATTGGGCCCTATCGCCATACCAACTTTCACTATAACTTTCATAGTGATAAGCTCATTTTTTGCCTTGTTAACTTTCTGCCTTGGTAGTCTAGTTAACTCTGCCAACTGACTGTCTGATATGCGGTCTGTTTTCTTATTAAACCCATAAGTTTTCCTGCAAATAGCATGAGCAACTTTTGCCTGATTCTTTGTTAGGTTTGCGCCAATTAATTCTTCGTAAAGCTCATTAGCTAATTTTGTATAGCCATTATCAAGATCTGCCACGTTAGGCCTCTCTTGCCGTCGTTGATTACCAAAATCTGCATATGCAACATTACTCATGCGATCCTCCTAGTAATTTCTCACGATGCTCATTTCTCAATTTTGCATCTTCGAATGCTTCCTTTAGACGTTTACTTCCTAACGGTGTCACTTCTCGTAACGTCTTATCTCGCATGATGTTTTTATGCACTTCGTGACGATTAAACCAATGATTAACTTTCTTCTTCATGGTATAATTCCCTTATTCCTAAGCTGTATCAGCAAAAGGGAAACTCAAAATAAGCTTCCCTTTAATACTGGTTATTGATACAGTGTATTTGTTAGTTTAAATGGTTAAGCCCATTTATTAATGCGCCTCGGTTGCTCCAACAGTCGGGGCGTTTTCTTTTGTTCTCATCTGTGAAAGCTCACCTATTTGTTTCCACAAAAAGCGGTATTCTTCCTCTGATATTTTCCTCTCTCCTTCCATCACAAAATCGACTATCCCTGATGCGACTAATGTCTCGCATATCTCAGGATATTTTTCAGTTCTGCGTAGAATGGTTGAGTCATGAACACCTAATGTTTTAGCGACCACTGACTGAGTTTTATTTCTCAATGCCTGTAATGCCGAAGCCATCAAGTGATTTGAAATGAATTTATTAAATTGTTTGCGTGTATTTGTGTATTCCATGGTTTAATTTCCTTATTAAATTACTTCCCATATTGGGAACAGCAGTAATGATCCGTGGCTCATTCCATATGAGCGGATTGTTTGCTCTGAGAATTTACTCTGAGCGGGTTAGTGATGTTAAAGAGCAGGTGAAACTAATTTTTATCTTTTACTAAATGCTCAAATGGTATTCCGAATAGTTCGTTGATTTGAGCGTATCTTGCAGGAGGAATGCGACCTTTTTGCTCCCATTGTCTAATAGCCTGATCGCTAATCTTTAGCTTCTTAGCTAAAGCTGGAATTCCACCTGCTTTTTTAATTGTTGTTTCCAATGCATTCATAAAGATATTCCTTTAACTGATTAACAACAAGAAGAATACAAGAAACACTTTATTTAAGCAAGTATTACTTGTTGGAAAAATAAAAGCACAACTTGTATATTGAGCGAATGAAAACTATGCGCGAAAGAATCAAGCAAGCTAGACTTGCAAAAAACATGACCCAAGCTGAGTTAGCTGAGTTGGTAGGAGTGTCACCACAATCAGTACAGCAGTGGGAGACCAGTACTGAGCCAAGAAAAAACAGAGTTATTAAACTTGCTGAAATACTTGAAGTTGATACCAATTGGTTGTTATTCGGAATAACTGATATTGATGAAAGAAACAAAGTCAGTGGCATTCAAATAAATCAAGATATTGAAGTTTCAGATAAAAATACCTACAAGGTGGAGATGCTGGACATCCAAGCTAGTGCGGGCCCAGGCGTGATGGTTCTTGATGATTTCATTGAGACAATAACAGCTATTGAGTATTCAGCGGATGAAGCAAAAAGACTGTTCGGTGGGAGATCTGCATCCACAATCAAGATGATTACTGTTAAAGGTGACTCTATGGCTGGAACATTTGAGCCTAGAGATCAAATATTCGTAGATGTCACCATTAATTTTTTTGATGGTGATGGTATTTATGTTTTTGTTTTAGATAACCAGCTATATATAAAAAGGCTTCAGAAGCAATATAAGAGGCTAGCGGTTATATCTGATAACGCAAGATATGAAACTTGGTATTTAGAAGAAGATAGCCTTAGCGGGCTTTACATACATGCTAAAGTTTTAGTAAGCCAGTCAATTAATTATAAGTTTCACGGTTAACATTAAGATAATATGATCATGAAAAGCAAAGGTAGCCAAACGCTATGGATGGAAATTGTAAGATTAATTGTTTATTTTTCTATTGTTTTTTTTGGTGTTTTCACAGTAGCAAAGAGCAAGCTAAGTGTTGATAGTTTTTGGTATTCAGCCTCTTACTACTTTTTAGAAATAAGTTCTTTATTATTTATTTTATTCATAATATCTCTATTTAGATTTGGCGTATCATCTATAGATGACCCTATTATATTTTGGAGAGAGCGAGGGTTTAATGCGTCAAATAATGATGAAGACTATTATGATTTATTCGATGATTTTTTTATAAAGTACTATTCTTCTGAGAATATAAAAAATAGAGTGTCAGATGCCTTTTATTTCATAATAGTGCTTTTAGATGCACTCGCTGTAGTTGTAACTTGGATAATTTATTTTCAATTTACAAACACTGATGTGTATATCATTACTCCTGCGTCATTCCTACCTCAAATATTTTTGTTCTTTTACTTTATCTTTTCTACTCCTATCTACCTTTTGTGTAAAGTTATAACAAATAGATACCCGGGAGAAGCAATGAAGGCGAGAAAAACAGAATCACATTTATCATTACACAAATAGACTCACTCCACCTCTCAAACAAAGCGACCGTTCCTATCGGTCGTTTTTTTTCGCATCGATTTAATAAAAAAATAAATATTTTAAAAAAAATAACCCAATAAAAAACAAGTAATTACTGTTTTTATAAAGATTAACTCAAGTTTACACAAGTTTTACTTGTCTTAATAAAGTAATGCTTGTATAGTTAATCACATCGAAGGCACGGAGCCATAGATAAACAGGATGTTCGCTCTTTTACAATTAGGAACGCTCAGAATAAATTTTCAGAGCAACCACTGAGTGGTTTTTGGGATTGGTGTAGAAGATGGCGTGACGTAGCCACTTTCGCATAGCGGATCATGATTAGTCACATGACTATGCCAATCACCAAAGATCACTTAGGAGGCAAATATGGCAACAATAATTTTTAAAGAGAACTCAAAAATTCGCAGACGCAGAAAGCAAGGTGAGTTTTTGGCTCGAAAGATAGCTATGAGAAGTCGCTCAGTGGAAGAAATTTGGGATTCGATATTTGGCGTTGAGAAGAAAGAACGCCCTATTCTCTCTCTCAAACCAACAAAGCATTATCCAAGTGGAGATAACTGCTGCTTACCTAATGTAGCAGTATATTCAGGAGTTAAAACAAAACAGCCGAGCAGTAAGTTCGGGGTTACGGCGAGATAGGAGATATTATGAATAATGAAACTGAAATTGAGCAAGCAATTAAAGAGTTTAAAGAAAGTGGTGAGTTAAGTACTTTTCATATTATAAAAATAGCTAATGAGGTGATGCTAAAAATAAGAAATGAAATTAAACCATACTCTAACGATGATAATTTCAACTCAAACTCAATAGCAAGAGCCATACTAAAAACAGCCCTTGCAGCATTAGATACTTAACGTTTTTTTGTAAAAAAACCAATAGGAGGTGGAGTCTCTTTTTTGTATTGCTTTTCAGCCACTTCTAAACACTCAGGATAAAGCGATTCAATTTCAGCCATAAGTTGCTCAGGAGTTTTAATAGAATCCTGTTTAGCGGCTAAAGCTAGCGCCATATCAAAAGCAACTCGTTTAACAGGGTTGTCATCAGAAATTACTTTAATGCTCATTAATTCAATCCTTTTAATTATGTTGGGGTGATTGAATTATACACAGATTTCTTATGTTGGGGAATGTCAGAACCACCTCGCCTGACGTGGTTAAAAGCAGGCACAGTTAACTAATTACAGTCCATTCTGTGGGCTGTGGTGAGTTGATTAATAGATAGGAGATAGAGATGGAAATATGGTTTAAGGAATTTGAGTCACATGGACGTCAGATTCTAATCAAGAAAGCTCATGACGCAGATGAGCAAAAAGTCGGAGTACAGTATTGCTGGCCTGAGAAGATTTTCGATGTCGACTTTGGATTATGGATAGATTACGACGACGATGACGAGGAAAGCTTTGATAAAGCGGAAGAAGCACGCAACAAGCTATTCGACACCATCGATCAGGAAGCAGTAGATACTGCGGTGAGTAACTTAATTCAAAAACTCAAGCTTGATGATTAGCATCGTGTTTAGTTAATAACGGAGGGAGTATGACAATGTTTGAAGTTCAACTATTTGCATACGGACAACACTTTCATTTTATCTTCATTCAAGCTGAAGATGTGGAGGATGCAGAAGAACAAGTAAACATTCTAAATTCGATTGATAGTGATGTTAGCTTTCAATTAACAGGAAACAAGAAATAGTTAGGAGGGAGTATGACAGATAAGACAGGTGGAGCGGCATTTCCTGCAAGTGGACATCCAAACATGCAATTTGTTGCTCAGGAAGGCATGACGCTACGCGATTATTTTGCTGCTAAGGCTATGAACGCTGATTTGTCAAATAGCGACGAGTCACTAGCTGGGTATGGATCACAATTTACTGACGCTCAGTTAGAGAATTTTGCATCATTCTACTACCGCATGGCAGATGCAATGTTAAAGGCTAGGGGGTGATATGAACGAAAAATACAACAGAGGAGTTAAACCTGATAATACGAAAGAAGCTAAAAAGCTCAATCGTGATTATCAAGTTAAGCGCCTAATCGCTAAAGGTCACACAAAGAAGTTTGCCCGCCAACAAGTTAAACGAATCAAATAGTCAGCAGTAACCCACCACTTAATCATTCATATCGCTATTAATAGTGAGGAATACGCACATAAGGAACATAGAAAATGGCAAATGAATTAGTCGTAATTGAACAAACTACAGCGCTAGATTTGTTTGCATCACCAGAAAAAGTAAATCAAATGCTAGAGCATATTAAATCTCTTGCAGAAGAAGAGCGTAAAGAACTCGACAGTGATTTCTCAGTAGCTAAAAACCGAAAGGCTTTTGCATCTCTGGCGTACAAAGTTGCTCAAACAAAAACGTATATCGACAAGGAAGGTAAGGCAGTTGTCGATAAGTTAAAAGAGCTACCTAAAAAAGTTGATGCTAGCCGTAAGATATTTCGTGACGAGCTAGATGCATTAAGCACAGATATTCGCAAGCCACTAACAGAGTGGGAAGCACAAGAAAAAGCTCGCGAAGAAGCCGAAGCGCTTAAGAAGCAAATCGAAGTTGATCATGAAGAGGCTCTGCAAATGAACGAGCTGTTTGATTTACGCAAAGCTGAAGAAGAACGCCAGCGCATTGCTCGTGAAGAAGAAATGAAGCGACAAGCTGCGGAACAGGCAAGACTTGAAGCTGAGCGCAAAGCACAGCAAGAAATTGAAGCAGCAGCACGGCGTGAGCGTGAAGCAAAAGAAGCCGCTGAACGTGCAGAGCGTGAAAAGCAGGAAGCAATTCAACGTGCAGAGCAAGCAGCAAAAGAAGCCAAGGAAAAGGCAGAACGTGATGCTAAAGAAGCACTGGAACGGGCAGAACGCGAGAAGCAATTAGCTATCGAAGCCGAACGCAAGAAAGCACAGGAAGCAGAACAAGCGCGATTAGCAGAGGAAGAGCGTAAGCGTCAGGAAGAAGCTAAACGTCAGGCTGATAAGGAACATCGTCGCAAGTATAACCAAGAAACATTACAGGCGTTAGTCAGTAACGGATTTGATGAAAAATTAGCAACTGAATTTATTAAGTTAGTAGCTAGTAATAAAATCCCCCACATGACAATGAACTACTAATACCCACCTCACCAACACCAGATAACCACCCTATCGCTCACCTAGCGAGGTAACAATGAAAACTAACTATTACAGCGCTATGCGTGATTGCATGGCGGTGCGTATCGCTACGCCTCAAGCACGTAAAAATAAACGTACAAGCCCATGGTTATTCAGTTTAGCTGTGGTCATTGTAACAACCGTTGGCGTAATACCGACATTTGTAAGTTGAGGTGATTATGCAAATTTCATACAGCTACTCGAACGGAACTCGTGTAGTAGACGGCAAAACAGTCATGGAATTTGACGAAAGTAGCAAACTTAGCATTGAGACAGGCAGTTTCGCTGAGCTGGCTAAATTAACGGAAATCGACCCAGTGGAAGCCCTGCAATGGATTATGCAGTTCGACAAGGAAGAGATTGACAGGATTGTCAATGA